ATAGCGAAAATCTCTATTATTGTTAAACAGATAATAGCGACGATACTTATTGACCAGTGTATTTGTTTTGTCATAATGCCTCTTCCTCCATCATTTGTGCGAGTATCATCTCTGGGGACACCTCTTGATTTAGGGCGGCTATTATTCTTTGTTTATATATCGCTGCTGTCCCTACGTCTGGCAATAAGAATAAATCAAAGTCGCTTAGTATATCTCTTCCGTCTTCCATAAAAGAGTTTAGGTCTCCCTGTGTTTCTAATTTAATCTGTCTTCTTGCTTTATAGACTTCTGCCAACCAAAAGTCATAAGCCGCTATATAATCATCTGCGTGTGATGGGTCTGTCATAGCCAATCTTGAGAGTTTCATCATGTTTGTTTTTGCATTAGTTAATACATCCTTTGACGCTCCTATTTCTCCTGTCTGTTGGACGTCTATGTTTCTTTGGACGCCTCCCCAAACTCCTTTAATTAATCCAAACACTCCACCAATTACTCCCCCTGCTACTGCCCCTACTGTTGAACTTACTGGTGCTAATGGACCGCCAACCACTCCAATGCCAGCCCCTGCCAATGCTCCTGCGCCTGCTCCTGATGCTATACCGCCTAAGATAGATGGAACATTTCCTATCGTTCCAGCAGTTATAGCCTGGCTCCAGTCTATAGACGCTTGTTCTGCTGGCAGACTTTGAAGTGCTGCTATCTCTTGGTCTGTTAGTCCGAACCCCGCTATTTTTTGTTGTAGGGCTTGGCTCTCTTGAAATTCCTCGGTTGTTTGTGCTCCTGGGGGAACTATTTTTCTTGCCTGTTGTCTTGCTATTATCTTTTGGGTCTCCTTTGCTGGTGCCGAAACAAAGTCCCCTGATGAATTTATGAATCCCTTAATAACTCCTGTCTCTGCGTCTTTTACAACTGTGCCTGGGGGTGATGGTGGAGTTGGTTTTTTTGGCAAAACTTTCTTCTTCTTCTCTAATAATATACAAGTGTTAGTCACCGTATCCCATGTTCCGCCTTTCGCCTCACATTTCTCTTTTTCTGTTCTAACATCTTTAGGAATTAAACCCGTTGCTTGTGGTATTGCAGTGCCGAATACTGGGGGTTTGGGATTAAATGCCATTATTCTCTCGTCATTGATGCCTCCACATCATTGGGCTGTATGGCGATTTGTCCAGTATTTTTGGACTCATCTATTGGTGCTGGTTGCATTCCGCCCAAACTTGGCGGTCTGTTAAATTTAATTTCGATTGCTTGTTGATTCCAAAGGTCTCCTTCCAAATCCACCTGTTCCTTTGTGTAGATTGGCTCAAATATAACGTGCCCCATCTTACCCCCTACCTCGCTCGTTCCGTCTGAGGTTGCAATACTTCTTGGAACTCCTCCGACCTGGTAGTTAAGGTTTTCTAAGTATTGTAGCCAGTTCTGTCTGTCCTCACTGGACTTACTGGGGTAGGGTTCTATTTTTGCTGTGTCTTCTGGTAGCCCAACCATCTCTCCATTCTTAACTGCATTCTCTATCTGAGTGTTTGCGTAAGAAATTTTACCCTCGTTGTTGGTTTTATAATATACAACACCCAGGGCTTTGTCTCTGTGTTTTATTACTCTCTCATCATCGTTTGCTTCCAAAAGAGCGTCTATGACTTTCTTGTTGGATTGTATTAGAGAAGTGCCGTGAACTTGGTCACCTATCCTTTTGTTTTGAGAGTGTAGGATTTCTTCTGTTTTTTTCTTAACCCACTTCTTTCCATTATAAACCTCATATCGAACAATCCTCGCTCCTTTCATAACTACCTTAACTCTCTCGGGAGAAATTGGGAGCATGTTAATTATTATATCTTTCTTTCTTATCACCTCACAAAAAGCATCTCCGACGATTAATTTTGTTACTTCGTGGTTCCACATAATCGTCTCAAACGTATCCTTCCCCATTCCTGTAATATGTTTTAATTCTTGTTCTAAGATTTTATCATCTGTTGTCCATCCTCTACTTACTGCCCATGTGGCTAAACTATTAATTGGCGAACTCACTTGGGGGTGGTTGAAGTAATAACCAAAGGACTCTACGGCGTCGCTGAAATATACATAAGTTTCTCCGCTATCATTTGCAGCGTCAAGACTCTTACTCTCTACGATGAAGTTTGGCACTTGGCTACTGAAGTCCGTCGTTGTTGCTTTTTTTAAGTCGAATTCTGCCATTATTGGAATTTGAACGGAACCATTACCTCCATAACTGATGTATCGTCATCCTTTTTAAATACTGATTTTCTATTTTTAGGGTCGCAACCATAACCCATATTACCAACCGTCCCTGCTTCTGATTTTTTACCCCAAAGTTCGATGGTGATACGAAGGGTCTCTCCTGCTGCGAAATGAACATCATCTATGTCTATTTCTGTGTTTGTTGGAACGCTATCAACTGCCCCCGACGCTGTGAGAGTTTTTGTTGTTCCGCTTCCTAATTCTGTTTCTGTCGTGCCATCCCAATGTCTCGCTTTTACAATAACATATGAGTATCCTGTTGCTGTTGTTATTAATGAACCCAATGTTAATGCCACCCTCAACTTCCCATTTATATTTTTTGGTGTGTTGAATGTAACGTCAAAATCATTATCTTTTAGCTTGGTGTAGGATGTTGATGTCGGGTTTGTACGCACCATTACACTATTGGAATAAGTGGGAATATTCGAAAGAAAATATCCTTTAACTCCTCCTTCTTCGTGTTCTGCTCCGTAAAAAATAACTACTCCTGTTCCCTCTGCTATGTCAAAATAATCATAATTCGCCAATACTGGACTGGCTGTTGAGAATGGCTCGGGGAGTACCATTATAATCCCATCTGTGCAATTACATCTTCGTCCACTATCTTCTTCTTGAAGTCCTGCCAGATGTCGTTACATACGTTTAGTTTTGATTGGGTGGTTGCTAACTGCCAGTTGTTTTGGTTTTGGTTGATTGCGTAGAATGCTGCTCTGTGGCTTGCGACACTGGCTAACCATTGTTTATATGCTGGGGTAATACTTGCATAGTTGTCTACTAATCCTTTTCCGTCGCTTAACATCTCCATATCGCTCTCTGCCATAAGAATCCAGTAATTAGTATTTGCTTCTAAGATTTGGTTTGCACTTGCATTTTCTCCTATTGCTAATAAAACCTGTGCTGTTGTTGCTAATGTGCCGCTGTCTGTCATATCTTTATAGAGTAGACCTTCATATTTAAGGGTTTCTCTTTTGCGAGCCAACAACTTCTTATCAATCCCTCAGTGATATGCGAGTATCTTCCGCTTATTTTCCCGTTTTCTTCAACTTGAATACTTCTCAGGGACGCCTTTACGCCATCGTCATTAAACAATTTGAGTTCGCCGCGTTCCATCATTGCGAGCATATTATAATACATTGCCTCTTTATAGAGTTTTTTTGTCTTTTTGTCTCTACTTATGAACATTTTTGCGTTATTTAATCCAATTATCTTAAATTTTAGGACATTATGCTCTAATAGATGGTCATAAACTCCGATTCCGATTCCGCCATCATCTATCCCAATCTTCCTAAAATCATACTTTATATTAAGGTCTATTATCTTCTTTTCCGTATCTGTAATATGTGTCTTCTCTGTGACTTCGTGGTGAAACTGTTGCACTTTATCTCCAAACCGAATAACTCCCTCAAAGGTGGATTCATCATCCCCCATTCCTGCAATATCCACCCCTAAATATAAATCTCTCCCAGCTCCACCATGAATTGAAACCTGCCCCGAAGAAAAGTCGGGGACTGGGAGAGTGCAAGATTTGAGGATGATTTCCTCTGAGAAGAGTTGTCTAAAATCATCAACAAACTCCCCCAGATACATTTGAGCATATTGTGCTTTTGTAAATTCTTGTTTCTTTTGTTCTAAAAACTCCTTTGGGATTCTTGGACAATCTTCGCTTGATTGGTGGAATGATGCGAAAGTTGGGTCGGTGAATCTATCATAATAATATCCCTCTTTGAGTTTTGGTGTTGATAATAGCCATATATGTCCTTTAGTAACTGCTAATGCTGGAGTAATTGAGTTCCAGACTTCTTCATTAATAAATGCTGCCTCGTCTGCTATTAGTAGGTCAATTGTAAAGCCCATTATACCCCAACCAGTTTCTCCTGCTGCATAACAATGAATAGTACTTCCGTTCTTTAATTGTATTATGTGCTTTGTGGGTTTCTTTTTCCCTTTTTCTATTGCTTTTTTGTCAATATTATGGAGGTTATTAAGTATTTTTGCAAATATTAAACCCGCTTGTTTCTCAACATAAGCAATACACATAATGAGTTTATTGGGGTTGTTTAGGGCGTATTCTGCGGCTTTAAGGGCGATTATTGTTGATTTTCCGACTTGTCTTCCACTTCTAAGACATAAGTTTCCTTTTACCTTCATTACTTCTTTTTGCCACTTATCAAGTTTCATCGAATTCCCTCAGTCGTCTTATTACAATTTGATATATCTTATTCTTATGAATTCTCATCCATCTTGAGAACCACATCGGATTTAGATGGGCGGAAAACTTGTTTAATGTGTGGTGGTGGGGGCATAAAGTAACTCCGTTATCTATATCTGTTCTCCATTCTGTGAATTGCCATGGGATTAAGTGGTGCGCATTAAGATATTTTCCACTTTTCCCACAAATTATACATCCTTTATCGCGTTCTATGACTGCTTTTCTCCAGATTATGTCCTCTTTTGTCTTTTTCATGTCTATTTTAATAGGATTATTAGTTTATAATATTTTCTAAAATTTTGTTTGAGGGCTACCCCCCCCTTTCCCCCCCCTACGCTGAACGTCGGAGCTCTGCCACCTTAGTGCACAGTTCCATAGGAAATGAAGGTAGGTATTCCGATTTCCTATGGAGAAGTTCGCA